GAGGGTGTGAACTACGCCCGCAGTTTCATCGCGGCGCGCATCAGGTCTTTGTCCAATTCTGGCCGGAACCGCGCGGATGCCACCCCAAACACCCCCTCGAACAGCAGGAGTAACGCGGCATGAGCTTGCAAGGCGGCATCCATTGTTCGTTCTGCGAGAAGCATCAGGACGACGTTCCGATCGTCTTCGCAGGCAAGACGGGCAACATCTGCTCAGAATGCATCGCGGTGTCGGTCAATATCTTGGCGGATTCTGCTGCCCGAAAAGCCCGAACCTATTTCGTCCGAGCAGAAGACGTTCCGAACGACGACATCATGAAGATTGTCAACCAATCCACCCCCACCACCCCGAACGCGAGGGATGAAGGATGATCTTCTCACGGCGAGGCATTTTGGGTCTCTTCGTGCTGACGGCAGTGCTGACGTCATGCGCAGATGACGAGCAGATCAAGGTCTTGCGCGGGAGTGAGATCATCCGCGTATGTGCCGATGGCGCGGTCATCCTGCAATACCAGGGCCGGCTCTATCGGAACTATGGAGGGTTTCCGAAAGCCTTCACCGAGTCCACGGCTTTGTCGGAAACCTGCTCCCAGCCAAAGGACACCCCATGACCCTCACTCCTGAAGAGAGAGCGAATGCGCTTGCCGATGATATTTTCGCCAGCGGGCACGGCTGGACTCCCATGGGCAGCGTAGAAGCTACCAAACTCATCGCCAAAGCCATCACCCAGGCTCAGAACGACAAGCTGGAGGATGCGGCTGCGGCTGCTTCTGGGGCAATCTTGCGGGCACTCGATGCCGGGTATGACCGAGGCGATACCACAATCGCTGTGGTCGTTGCCATCCGCTCCCTCAAGAAGGACTGAACCATGGCCAAGGCAGGACCGAAGATGCGCGAAGGCGTGAGGCGATATGGCAATGGGCGCATCGTCAATGCGGATCGCGGCGAGCGGCCAGATAAGATCGTAGCCGTTGTCCTCGCCCAGCCTCACCGCCGCGGCGAGCGCGACCACCGGGCCGGATTCGCTTATGGCCGTATGCTTCTCGGCGGCGTGATCGACGATCGCCAGTACCAAGCGGCCGAGGTCTTCACGAAGCGCGCTGTCCGATACATGACGCACATCACCGGAGGAATGCCGAGGTTCCCCAGCCTCTCGGCCGAGATGGTTGGAACCTTCAGCGGCTCAACGCCAGATCTGGACGATGAGCAAATCAGCTCAATCCGCTCAGCCTATGCAGAACTGCAAGATGCACTCGCAGACGCCGGCATGCACTACGAAGGCAACAGCGTCCTCATGAGGGTGTGCGTCATGGACAAGGAACTGACGCGAGACGTGGAAGTCGGCGCTTTCAGGTGTGCATTGAACGTGATCGCAAACAGGATGCGATTGACGTGAATCAGCAAATCACGTATGCCGATATGCAAGATCACGGTTTTGCGCCCGGAGCCGAGAGGGCCGGGCGTGTTGATTCGACGAGCGGCGCTGAAGGAAGCGCCATAGACGTGGGGCCTGGTCGCGGGATCAACGGAAGCCGCACGAGGAGAGAGCGTCGCGTCTGGTTCGCCCAGCCGGCTTACTCCGCTCCGGGCGCAAACCGCGCGCAATCCAGGAGCCGGTATCAAGCGACAATTATATACTTGACAAAGCAACCATGACGAATCAGCGTGAACCGGGACATGCCGGCACTGAGCTACGCGAGATCGAGATCACGCCCGAGATGATCGAGGCGGGGGCTCAGGTTTTGCGTTTCGCCGGGGCTGAGCTTTCGGATGGGGGGCGAGAGGCTGCTGAAGACGTGCTGCTCGCAATGCTCCAACTCAAGCCGGTCAAGGACACAAAGAAAGAATCCAACGGAAAGAAAGATTGACGCGCCACTGCCCTCGTAGTGAGGTTGGCGGCGGGCACGGTTGGACTCGAACCAACATTCTCCGGATTACGAATCCGGTGCTGTGCGCCCTTGGGAGGCTTCCAGTTCAGCTACGTGCCCTCGATACGGGCCGAGCATTAAACCGCACAAGACACTAGGCAGCGTCGAAAACTGCCGAGTGAATGCCCGCACGATCCTTCCTGCCCGGCCTCACCGCCGGGCTTTTCCGTTCAGGGTGATGTGATGGGTATCGAGCGCGACACCTTGGAAGAGCGCTACGCGATGGTTCGCCGCTCTCTCGCTAATACAGGTTTCATCGAAGGAACTGACGGCGTCTGGCGTAAAGGCAACCGCACGGCCCGCCTCGTCGAGCAGCCCAATACCTATCGCGGCGGCCCGATCCCTGATGTGATCAACGGCAAGCCTGTAGACCCAATCCATAAGGAGCCGAAGCTCTTCATTGAGTGCGGCGCCCTCTGAAAAACAATCAGCGGATTTCAAAGCATGGCCAAAGGCGGAAAGCGCGAAGGCGCAGGCCGTAAGCCAGGCGTGCCCAACAAGCGCACAGTGGCTCAGGCCGAGGCGATCCAATCATCTGGCCTGACGCCACTCGACTACATGATGAGCCTGCTTCGCGACGAGGCCAACGCGCCTGAGATTCGCTTTGAGGCGGCAAAGGCAGCAGCGCCCTATGTCCATGCAAAGCTCGCCAATGTTGAGCTCAACGCCTCCGTTGCGTTCAGCCATGAAGACGCCCTCGACCAGCTCGACGATGAGCGACCGGGAGAAGCGGATTCGGAAGCGTCTGAGGACTGACTTCCCGCACTACGCTGAGAGAGCGTTGCGGATCAGGACGAAGTCGGGGCATATCGAGCCGCTGGCGCTCAACCAAGCGCAGCGCTATCTGCATGAGCGCCTGGAGGAGCAGAAGGCCCGCACTGGTAAGGTTCGGGCTCTCGTACTCAAGGGTCGCCAGCAGGGGATTTCAACCTATATCGGCGGCCGGTTCTACTGGCTGTCCACGCACTCGCGCGGCGTCCGCGTGTTCATTCTGACGCATGAGCAGGATGCGACGGACAACCTGTTCGGGATGGTCGATCGCTATCATGAGCATTGCCCACAGCTCGTAAAGCCGAAGACCGGCGCTGCGAACGCAAAGGAGCTGGCATTCTCCGGGCTGGAGAGCGGATACAAGGTCGGCACGGCTGGCGCAAAGGCGGTCGGTCGTTCGCAGACGGTGCAGCTCTTCCATGGTTCCGAGGTGGCTTTCTGGCCCAATGCGCCAACTCATTTCGCTGGTGTCGTTCAGGCTATCCCGGATCTGCCTGGGACTGAGATCGTCCTTGAGAGCACAGCGAACGGTGTAGGTGGCGAGTTCCACGAGCGCTGGCAGCAAGCCGAACAGGGGATAGGCGATTACGAGGCCATCTTCATTCCGTGGTTCTGGCAGGGCGAGTACCGCCGCGCCGTGCCGGAAGGCTTCTCGCTCGACGAGGAAGAACAGGAATATGCCGACGCTCATGGCCTCGATCTTGGCCAGATGGCATGGCGCCGGGCGAAGATTGCGGAGCTGAAAGACCCGCTGCTGTTCAAGCAGGAATACCCAGCCACGGCTGCTGAGGCATTTCAGCTCACAGGGCATGACAGCTTCATCAAGTCGGAAGCCGTTCTCCGGGCTCGAAAGGCTGAATGCGAAGGGATCGGCCCGCTTGTTATCGGCGCTGATCCGGCGCGCTTCGGTGACGACCGTTTCTCGCTGGCGTGGCGTCAGGGCCGCAAGGTCGGCAAGGTCGAAAGCCGGGCAAAGACGAGCGTCGTTGATGGCGCGAACTGGGTCAAGCATGTCATCGACACAGACAAGCCGGCCCGCGTCTTCATCGACGTTGGCGGTGTCGGGGCTGGCGTCGTCGATATCCTGCAATCATGGGGCGGCGTCTATGAAGAGACAGTCGTCCCGGTGAACTTCGGTTCTGAGCCGCAGGAGCCAATTACGTTCCTGCCAGATGGCACGAAAGAGCCTGGCCCGAAAAACCGCAGGGCTGAGATGTGGAAGCGCTCGCGCGACTGGCTCGACGAGCCCGGCGGCGCTGACATACCGGATTTGGACAGCTTGCAGGCCGACGCCTGCGGCCCTGGCTACCACTACGACGTGAACCAGCGGCTTCTTCTCGAAAGCAAAGAGCACATGCGCAGTCGTGGCATTCGATCGCCGGACGATTGGGACGCTATTGCACTGACGTTCGCTGAACCCGTCAAGGATCGCCAGAAGATGGAACGCAAGCTCCGCATCGGTGGCCGCCCTGGCGGATGGATGGGCGCATAATGGCTGATCCGAACGACAAGATTGAGCGCGATGACGAAGGCGAAGACAACGCCGAAATCGTCCGCGAGGCGCTCAAGGTCTACGACGACTGGATGGATCGCGAGCGCGATAACATCGATGACGGCTATGACGATCTGGAGTTCCGTGCTGGAAACCAGTGGCCTGAGGAAATTGAGGCCGATCGCGTTGCGGAACGTCGCCCCTGCCAGACGATCAACCAGATCCCGCAGTACGTTCGCCAAGTCACCGGCGACATGCGGCAGATGCGCCCGGCGATCAAGGTCGTCCCGGTAGACGACAGCGGCGACGAGGAGAAGGCCGAGGCGTTCGAGGGCGTCATTCGCTACATCGAAAACCGCTCAGATGCCCCCGGTGTCTACTTCCAAGGCGCTGATAGTCAGGTCACCTGCGGCATGGGCGCTTGGCGCGTCGTGAAGGAGTATGCGAGCGCAACCACATTCAACATGGAGCTTCGTGTCGCCCCGATCGAGGACGCGCTGGGCGTCATGTTCGATCTGGACGCCGTTCTCCCGACGAGGGAGGATGCGACAAAGGCTCTCGTGCCGTTCGATGTGTCTCGCGACAAGTTCAAGAAGCAGTGGCCAAAGGCAAAAGCGATCGATTTCTCTCCGACCGGAGAGGCTAGTTCCTATCATGGCGATTGGGTGAAGTCAGACACGATCCGCGTTGGTGAGTTCTGGAAGAAGAAGCCCGCCAAGAAGCTACTTGCGCTGCTGGAAGATGGCAGTGTTGAGGATGTGACGGACGACACTGCTCGCGCGGAGAAACTTCGGGCTAGCGGGATGCGCGTCGAGGAGCGCGACTCCTTCAAGGTCTGCCGCTATCTCGTGACCGCGTCCGAAGTCATCGAAGGCCCTGAGGAATGGCCAGGCGCATATATTCCGATCATACCGGTTGTCGGCGAAGAGGTGAGGATCGGGCGCAAGATCATCCGCCACGGCGTCGTGCGCTTCGCCAAAGACCCGCAACGCACCTACAACTACATGTCGTCTGCCGAGACCGAGGTGACGGCGCTTCAGCCTAAGGCTCCGTTCATCGGTACTGAGAAGAATTTCGAGCAGTATCAGGACGTTTGGGAAACCGCGAACCGGAAGAACCACCCGTACCTACCATATACGCCTGATCCGGCGAATGGGAATGCGCCACCGCAGCGCGTGCAGCCGGCCGTTTCGTCTCAGGGCATTTCTGCTGGCATCGAGCGCGCCGGCCGGGATCTGCAATCCGTCATCGGAATCTACAACGCATCCCTTGGCGCCGCATCGAACGAGACAAGCGGGAAGGCGGTTCTTGCCCGTCAGCGCGAGGGCGATACAGGGACATATGTCTATATCGACAATTGGTCTCGCGCGATCCGCTATACCGGCAAAATCCTCGTTGATCTGATCCCTCATGTCTACGACACCGCCCGCGTTCTGCGTATCCTGGGCGAGGACGGCAAGCGTGAGGAGATCAAGATCAACCAGGTTGCCGGGTTCGAGCCGGATGGCCTGACACCGCGCCTGATGAATGATGTCACGACCGGATCGTATGATGTCGCCTTGCAGATGGGGCCGAGCTACGCCACCAAACGCGAGGAAGCACGCGATGGCATGACGCAGTTCATGCAAGCGCCGAATATTGCTCCGCTTATTGGCGACTTGTACGCCAAGAGCCAGGACTGGCCGCTTGCAGACGAGATCGGCGAGCGCCTTGAGGTTCTGCTTCCGCCAGAAATCCGAGCCATGAAGGCAGAGAAGGAAGGCAAGCCGCTCCCGCAGGCCCTTCAGCAGCCGCAGCCGAACCCGGTTCAGCAGGCCGCCATGCAGATGGAGATGGCCGGGAAGGAAGCCGAGACGATCGGCAAGCAGGCGGACGCTCGCAAGAAGCAGGCAGAGGCCGAAAAGGCTGAGATCGAGCTTCAGACGCTACAGGCTCAGATTGGCGCCGCCTTGATCGCCCCGCCGCAGCCTCCTGAGGACCCGCGCATCGATCAGATGGTGCAGGCAATCAGGCAGTTGGATGCGGCCATGCGAGAGATCGTGCCGGTCGTTCAGCAGCTTTCGATGCCTCCACCGCAGCCAATGCCGATGGAGCAACCAATGCCAACGCAGCCGCCCTCCGAGGCGGCTTTTTTAATGCCTGAACAGGCGGGGACAGCCCCGCAGTTCTAGCCACTTCGGGCAGGTGTTCGCATAACGCGGACGCCGCTGCGATGACCGCGCCGCCTCCTCACAGGGGCGGCTTTTTTTGTTGGGCACACCATGAGCGAGGAAGTTCAGGCCACCACGGAAGCCGTCTCGAACGAGCCTTCGGAAGGCCAGATCAAGCAGGACCAGGCCGCCGGCAAGCCTGAGGCTGAAGCCTCGGAAGAACTGGCGGAAACGTGGCCGGATGCCGAAGCGGAGAAATCCGAAGAGGTTGATGGCGAAGACGAGAAAGATGAAGACGAACGCCCCCGGAAGCCATCGCGTTCCGAGCGCCTTCGTCGTCAGGTCGAGCGCCTGCGCGCCGAAAACGAGGCCCTGAAATCCGGGTCGGCGACAATCGCCGTGACGGATGCCAACAGCCTTGATGAGGCCGTTCGCAGGAAAATCGGGGAGCCCCCGAAAGAGGACGACTTCAAGGACGACTGGTTCGCTTACGACGCGGCGAAGCAGGCCTATGAAGTCGACCGCAGGCTGGCAACCCGAGAGGTAAAACAGGAAGGCGAGCGTGCGATTCAGGCCCAGCGCCAGCGCATGCAGGACCTTTCAGACGACTATCTGGACAACCTTGAGGTTGCGGCGAAGGCCATTCCCGACCTCAGGCAAACTCTCGCCAAGTCGTCGTACCAGCCGACAGACCTCGTCACAGAGCTGATTCTGACCTCGGGGGAGAAAGCCCCCCTGGTTGTCTACCACCTCGCGCAGAACCCCAAGCTTGCCGCCCGCCTGAACGCGATGTCGCCGGTCGACGCCGCCCGAGAGGTTGGCCGCATCGAGGGGAAAGTGTCGCTCCCCAAACCCAAGACAGCCACCAGCGCAACCCCGCCGCTTAGCTCGGTCAAGGGCAGCGCATCCCCTCCTCGCGGCCTCGGCAAGTCCATGAGCGACTACGAGCGCTGGCGAAATTCATAAGGATTCGCCGCAATGGCAAACGATATGAAGGTCCAGGACATCATTGTCCGGGAAGCACAGTATCAGCTCAAGAACGCGCTGGTGCTCGGCAATCTGGTCTCTCGCGTCCATGAAGCCGAGTTTGCCGACGACGTGAAGGGCTGGAAGGTCGGCGACACGGTGCGCGTCAAGCGCCCGGAGAACTTCATCCCCGGCGAAGGTGCGACCCTGTCGGTTGCGGACGCCGAGGAAGCGACGCTCAACGTCACCGTCAATCAGCAACTCAACAAGGGCCTCTCCTTCACCTCCAAGGAACTGACCATGTTCCTGTCGGGGCCGAAGGGCGCCCGTCGCATCGGCGAGGAGAAAATCAAGCCGCTGATGCATGCCTTCGCCAACCGCATCGATGCGGATCTGGCCGGCCTCTACAAGTACGTCCCCAACTACGTCGGCACGCCGGGTCTGACCATCGACTCGTACACCGACTATCTGAAGGGCACGGAGCGCCTGAACGAGCTTGCCATCCCGCAGGATGGTCGCAACGGCTTCCTCAGCCCCGCTGATGACGCCGGCCTGAAGGGCGCCTTCAACAACTACTACGACACGTCCGTGTCCCGGAACGCCCTGCAGAAGGCTCGCTTGCCCATGCTGGACGGCTCCGACGTGTACATGTCGCAGAACGTCAAGACACACATCGTCGGCGTTGCCACCGGTACCCCGGCGGTCAACGGCGCCAACCAGAATGTGACCTATGCGGCGTCGAAGCAGACGTATTCGCAGAGCCTCATCACTGACGGCTGGACGAACTCGACCACCGGCATCCTCAAGGCCGGCGACGTGTTCACGATCGCCAACGTCTATGCGGTCAACCCGGTCGACGGAAGCCAGCTTCCGTTCCTGCGGCAGTTCGTTGTGCTGGCCGACGCCAATTCCGGCGCCTCGACCGGCCCGGCGACCCTGTCGATCTCGCCTCCGATCATCACTTCGGGGCCGTACAAGACCGTCAATGCGGCCCCGGCCGACGACGCTCTGATCACGGTGATGGGGACCGGCGGCACCTCGTACCGTCAGCCGATGATCTTCCACAAGGACGCCTTCCATCTGGCGATCGTCCCGATGGAACTTCCTGACGGTGCGGCGTTTAAGGCGCGCGTCAATGAGGACGGCATCTCGGTCCGCGTGGTGTCTGGCTACGACATCACCGGGGACACGAATACCTGGCGCTTTGACGTGCTGTACGGCGTGACGCCGGTTCGCGCGAACCTCGCCACCCGCATCAACGGCACGGCCTGAGCCTCCTGACATCGACAACACCGGGATGGGCGGCTTTCGGGCTGCCCCTTTCGCCTTTCTGAGGGGCGAGCAATGGCGACAAGCGAAGATCTCGTTATTGCCGTTCTTGAGCGGCTTGAGGAGGCTGGAAGCGGCCAGTCTGTGGCTGATGAGGACGCGGGTAAGGTTCGCCGAGCGCTTCCTATGCTGTTCGCTGACCTTCTGGACCGCAACATCGTCCTTCAGCCTGTCGCGACGGAAGAAATCAGCGAAAGCCAGTTCTACCATCTTAGGTCGTTCGTCGCGTGGAAGCTTGCTGGCGACTTCGGCATGGCTGGAAATGCGCCGCTCGCGGCTGAAGGTGCGCAGGCCGTCGAAGATCTGAGGACGCTTGCGCGCATCAACCGGGGTACGCGCGACAGCCTGTCCGTTGATGCGGCGCTCATGACCCCCCGCCGCCGCTCGTATTTCAGGATCAGCGGCTGATGCCTCCCGTTTCGGTCCCCTTCCCAACCTCCTCGGCAAAGGGGCGTTTCGCTGAGAGTGGCGGCAGGCTCATCAACGCCTATGCTGAGAAGCTTGGCGACGGTCGCGTGAAGATCAGCCGCGTCCCCGGCATTCGCCCGATCATCGAGGTTGCGGACTACTCGCATTGCCGCGGAATGATCGAGATCAACGACGTAGCGCTTGAAGCGCTGGACGATCGGCTGGGTACGATCACGCTGAGCGGCGGCAACTACGTCGTGGCCGACATCGGCGCATTTTCCGGCTCCGAGACGGTCTATTTCGCCCGCAACAACAAGAGCCCGACGCCTGACATCGTCGCGGTAACGGATTCCACAGCCTTCGTCATCGACATGACGACGGGCGCCAGTTCCTACCCTGACGCGGACGTGGGTTCGCCCAACTCCGTCTGCTTCCTCGGCGGCTATTTCATCTTCTCCTATGGCAACGCTCGCATGCGGGCCACGGGGCTGAACGATACCGCGATCAACACGCTCGATACCGCCTTTGCGGAGAGCAAGCCGGACGGCCTGACGCGCGTCATCGCGCTCGGCAAGAACCTTTATGCCTGCGGTCCGCAGACCATCGAAATCTGGCCCAACACC